CTTCTTCTGCTGGATTCTTTCACCCAACTCTTGGATAGTAATTCTTCCATCATTATTGGCATCCAGTCCAGCGTTAGGTCTATACCATGATGGTGATACTCTTTCCCATCCTACAGGTAAACTACCATCCTTTGCTGCAACAACAAAGTCATTTGGTTTACCTACAAATTCTGGTAAGAAAACAGCAGTGTATAACTGGCCAGCAGATGCTTTTTTGGGAAGACCAGCATTCTCTAGATACTTTTGGACATATGGCATCTGCTCTGCACGAGACATCTTCAATAGTGCAGATTGTGATGTGCCTGCTGCTCTTGCAGATGTTGCACTGAATTGAATAAGTCCAACGTGTGTGCCGTTGTTTGCATTTGCTCTTAGACCAGACTCAGATGCCATCAATCCCATAAGGTCTGATGCACTGACATCTAGATTTCTTGCTACTTGATTGACTGCAGTAGCAAATGCTGGGTCTTGAGACCACTCGATATCACCGTCAAATCCACCAGTACCATCTGGGTCATCGATACTAGAATCGCCTTCCAGTCCAAACATCTTAAAGAGTGGTGCAAGGAAACTACCCAATACCTTAGCACCTTTATCCTCAGTCATAGATGCTGACTTAAGATGAGCAGCAAATGCTGATTGAGGAATACCAAATATCTGTGCTAGTCCACTTGTCATAGGACTAAACATAGAAGCAATCACACCACTAAATGGACCTGCTGCTCTGACTACTGCACTAATAGCATCAGATATTTGAGCACCTATTGCCATCATCACTGTCTCCGCCACTCGCACAAATGGTTTTACCATTTTTTTATCTGGTGTGAATCCTTTAGGTAATGTCTCTCTTACACCTGCTCTATCAACGAATTCTTTTCCTGCTTCACCAACCATTGCAGGGACAGCACCTGCAACAGCGCCACCTTCAGCAAACTTTCTAAATCTTGGAAATCTGATTCTAGGTCTTCCTCCTGTTACTTTAGACCCACCACTAGAACGACTGAAGGGATTAAGATTTCTTGCTCTATTCCTACCGTTTATATCACCAGTAATATTAGTCTTACCATTCATTCCTTTAGATTTTGTGCCTCTAAATCCTCTACTAATATCACGGATATCATCTAGAGCAAAAAGAGTATCTAGTATACGATTACTACCTTTCTTATTACCAAGAATAAAACTCATAGGTGAATCAAATCCTTCTGCTGCTTGCTGTGCTTGCTGTGCAGCATCACCAGTTTGTATCTCTAAGTCAACTCCTTTTGCTAACTGCTGAGCAATCGCTTCTGCAGCATCAGCAGTCCTAGTAGATTCAGCAACTAATTGAGTAAGGATACCCGCATTCTTACGGAGACTGCTATTGATTTGCCTCAATGACCTATCAACTTTCCTGAATCCTGTTGCTAAATCTTTTACACTATCCTGTCTCTTTTGTTTACGTGGGTCGGAATCACCATAGTCAAACGTGTCACCAAACCCTGCTTTCTTTCTTGACTGTTTAGATGGAAGGTCTTCTGCAAATACACCAAGAGTTTTGTTGACTGCCTCACCACCAAACTGATATCCTAATGATTTCTTGAGAAAGTATCCCTTCTCCTTCATTTCAGGAGGAATTTCAGCACCATTCGCTTCTGCTTCTACTGCTCTTGCTCTCTCCTCTGCTGCCTCATCAAATGCAGACTGTATTTTTCTACCGAAAAATGCACCAATAGCAAGTACAGATGGACCCTGATTCTCTCCACCAGGACTGCCTTTCTCCATGAAGTCAAAGACTCCATTGAATCTACCCGTGGTCTTACGGACAGACCCACCCATCTTACTGACAAATGGTTTTTTGGGTGCCTGAGATGCTTCGGGTGCAGTCCTTTTCTTTCTCTTACTTGCTTTCTTCTTTGTCTTCTTAACTGCTGCCTCTACCTTAGGCGGAATACTACCTTCTCCCCATGGGTCTTCAGGTGGTTGATATACACTACGAGGTGGTGCAATCTCTTCGCGGATTGCCTCAATCGCATCAACTTTATCTTCGACAACAGCAACTAACTGGGCAGGCTCCTCAACTTCAGATGCTATATCCTTAGTCTGTTTGTCTATCTCTAATATTTCTTTTACTCTAGTCCTAACTTCCGCCTGCTTAATCTTCTCGTTAGTCTGCTCGCGGAAGGGGACCTCTAAGTATCTCTCAATCAACCACTCTTGATATCTTCTTTCATCTTCACCAGATATGCTACCAGGCAGAAACGTAGGATATCCATCCTCGTCTTTCTTCATGTTGCTGATAATATAGTCAGCATCCTGTTGGGTCAGTGCCCTATCATGCAACTTGAAATACTTAGTGCCATCATATGCGGTGCCACCAGTAAGTTTTGCCCTTACTCTATCAAAGATGTGATCCTTCTGACCACCACCAGGCACACCTTTCCTATACCATTCTACGATATCTGCTGGTGCTGGTGTGTTAAATCTCATTTCGCTGTTGATTGCTGGCGTTTCTCTTCTTCAAGATGCTGAATTAATAACGAAACGTAAACTTCTCTCTCCCATGGTAACATGTTGTCTAATTCACTTAAAGAAAACTTATGAAAATACATCAGATTGAAGTTAGTCTGGTAATAATTTCCTAAGTTTTCATGGAAGAGTGCTATCCGAAAAAATTGGTTAGTCCCTCAATCGTGTAGTCAGATTCAACACCTGTATTAGGGTTGGTAAGTTTAAACGAGTGAGATACTTTAGGCATGGTCTGGAAAAACTTTTGAATTTCTTCAAACTGTTTGCTAGTTAGACCCTCAAGATACTCCTTGATATCTTTTTTAGATGTAGTCTTTGCCTCCCATACTTCATCACCGTCAAAGATTTGGTCAACACAATTGATGACTTCATCAAAAATTTCATCAGTCGATTGCTCTTTCTGTAAAATTTGTGACGTAATAAACTGGTCCATGCTAGGATACTTCATCATAATACCAGCAGTTTCAGTAAGCATTACCTTAGGGTCATGTCCTTCAGGTTTAATACAATCAACTGATTCTAGATTCAACTTGTAAGGAATAGATGTTTCACCATCATCCTTAGCAGTGAAAGTCATTTCAACTTCTTCTCCAACAGACTTAGCACGGATGCGTAGGAAAACATATTCCAAATCAAACATTGGAAGTTGCTCAACCTTTATGCCTCTGGTTTGAATGCATGCCTTTAGGATGTCAACAATGGCATCTCTAACTGCTTTATCGTCTCCAGTCTCAGTTGCAATAAGTAGAAGTTTTTCTTCTTTAACAAGGAATGGTCTATACTTAATCTTTTTACCTGTAGATGGTAATTCTAATTCATAAGTAGGGACTGGTGGTCTTGGTAATGACATAATTCATCAAGTAGATTTAATATTGACAGATTGAAAAGACCATCTTCTATAGTAGAAAGATGCGGACACTTTCAATAATGTAGATGACCCGTAAGAAACGGGAGTGCTTTGAATCGAGTAAGGATAGATATCCTTCAATGTATATATCCCGCCAATTCTCTCCAAAGTATTGCCAGGACCCCTCTCTGCTTTCACAATAGTTAACTCACATTGATACTCTTCGGGATATCTAACACGATTTACTCTAGCAGTGCCAAAGTCTTCAGCATCAGCACCAAAAATAAACTCCATCCAGGTATTAAGAAATTTTAATGGTAATAGATTAGCATCACATGTCCACCCCAATGTAATATCAGTGAATGACTTGGTGTGTGCATAGTTTATTTGTCCTTCACCCATATAAACACCTGTCGTTTGACCTGTGTTTGCCATCATACCAGGAAGAGATGCTTCCTCACAGAATAAAGTGAGTGCAGCATAAGCAGTATCAGTTGAATTGGATAAATCAGAAAATCCAATTTTTTCCATATCTGCTTTCAATAAAGCATGATTATTATTGAAACCAAACCTCGCTTCATAGAGGTTTGACATAGACATGCCACCACTAGATTTCATGGTTGCCAGCAATTGCTGGATTGTCCAAGATCCTGTGTGGGTGTGAGGATTGGCGGCCATCTAAATATCTATGCGGGATACTATATATTATTTATGGCATATTCGGGTGTCTTCAAACCACAAAACCCTAAGAAATATAGGGGCAACTTTAGAAATATTATCTATAGGTCATTGTGGGAGAGAAAATTCATGGTATTTTGTGATAGCAATCCGAATATTTTACAATGGGGTAGTGAAGAAGTTGTTATTCCCTATCGCTCCCCAGTTGACGGTAGGATACATAGATACTTTGTTGATTTTAATATCAAAATTCACACCAAGTCTGGTGAGGTTAAAAAGTATCTGATTGAAATCAAACCAAAGAAACAAACAGTCCCACCGCCAGAGTCTAAGAAGAAGACAAAAACCTATCGCAATAACACGTTGACCTACATAAAAAATAGGGCAAAGTGGGAAGCAGCGAAAGACTGGGCAGAGGATAGACAAATGGACTTTATGATTCTAACAGAAGATCACCTAGGAGTCTAGCCATGGCTACAGGATTTAAAAAAGAGGCAACCAGCAATGTAAGTAATTACGAAACAATCTTCGAGAAGATTAAAAATCTTACGAAGGGAGAGGAAAAAACGTGGACGTGGTATCGTAGAGAAGTAAAGAAGATTGCACTAACATATAAAGCACAACCACAAAAATTGAATAGAGAAGAGAGGTCTGACAGCGCACAAGAAGAGGAATTGCAGGATGTGAATGAGTTAAGAAGGTATGCTAGGCAAGGCAAACTATTTCTCTTTGAATATAAAGCAAAAATGAAATACCTTCCATACTATGACCAGTTTCCACTAGTGTATACCATTGCAGCAACCAAAGAATATTTTATAGGTGCAAATCTACACTACTTACATCCAAAAAGACGTGTGTATATCATAAAAGATTTATTGCGCGGAAAAATTAGCGTACCTAAGAATTGCATCCATAAATATATTACAGACCATGTGGATGGATTTCTACTTGACCTCGGGTCCGATGAATGGGACTCTGCTATTGCATTACCTGTAGAAAGATTTGTTAAAGAAAGAAACGGTCAATCGTTTCCATACAAGTCGGTCGATGTATGGAAAGAGACATCAGAATCATACAACCTTAAATTCAAAGCGAAACGAATCATTAAAGGTTACGGCAAGACATCAGACATCGAGGACTCACGTTAATGTTACCATCATCAATTGCGGGGAGTTACCCTACATCAGCTATTCCAAAGGGTCCATATAGATACCCAAGGGAAGAAGCGTTTAAAGCTACCACCGACTATGTAAAACTAACTTTCTATAAGTATACTCCACCTTTCAGCACGCAAGGTGGTGGGACTGCTGGTGCAACTCAAGGACAATACAATAAATCTTCTAGTGGTATAGGTGAAAAATATTCTACTCTTCACTTATACATGCCAGAAGATATTGAAAGTGAATATGGTGGCAACTGGGACAGGCAAAACTTCAGTGAAGTTGCTAGAGGTGCTTTAAAAACATTTGGTACATCTGCTGCAGGTGATAAATTTGAAGGACCATTAAAAGAAGCTCTAGAGACTGCTGCAACTACTGGAAGTAATTTCTTAACAAAAGGCACTGGTGTTGCTAATGCTATCTCTACTATTCTTGGTAAAACAAACTTCGGGTCTGTCACAGTTAATGATGTATTCTCTGTGACTACTGGTCAGGTATTAAATCCAAACACCGAAGTCCTATACAGAGGACCAAAGATGAGAACCTTTTCATTAAGTTATAAGTTACTACCAAGAAATAAGGCAGACGCTGAGATGATTAGGAATATCATTCAAGTATTTAAGGTAGCAACCCTTCCAAACTTTGGTGGTGCTGGTGATAAGAATGCATCCTTTGTAAGTCTACCTCAGTTGGTTGATGTTACCTTCATGACTGGCAACAAACCAAATGAATGGGTGACACAGTATAAACCAGCAGTAATTACTAACTTCAATGTAAGTTATACACCTGATGGTGCCTGGGCAACTGGACCAGACGGAGCACCAGTAGCAACCAAGATTAGCATTGATTTCCAAGAAACCAAAATGGTTTATGCAAACGAAGTATCAGGCGGCGGAGCACTATACTGATGTATTTTTCACTATCACCTAACATCGAATACGACAGTAAACCTGTCAAGTTTCCTTTCTCGCAGTCAGACTATGTGGTTGCGAATAATTTCTTTCGTAGATATCAAATCAACCCTGATAAATTTAGTTACTCTGTCTTCTTCAAGCGGTATGCTATCAAAGAAGGTGATAGATGGGACACGATTGCTGACATGGCATACAGCACACCATTATATGACTGGATATTGATTCTAACTAACAACGTAATCAATCCACAGTTTGATATGCCTGTAAGTGAGTATGAATTAAGAGAGTTGGTTGAAAATCCTGGCGACATTGCATACTACGAAACCATCGAGTTTAAGAATACTGATGGTGATGTGGTGCAGCAAGAAGGACTCAGGGTAGATGCTGCCTTCAGGTCTAGAGAGTTTACTTATGTCAACAGCAGAGCAGGTGGTATTCTTACATACTCATCAACTCTAGGTAGTAATATCTCAATGCCTGTTACCAACTTCATGGAAGCAAGCAGAAAGAATGAGAAGAGTAGAGAAATCTATATTCTTAAACCAGAATACCTACAAGAGTTTGTTAACGAATTTAAGAAGCAAAGTTTCTACGCCAAGTCAACAAACTACGTCGGTAAACAGTTAAAGAAGTCAGGAATCTAACGCGACTTTTTAGACAAAAAAAATGGCGGGATTTTTTTACCGCCATTTTGGTAATCGCATTGCGATTTTCGTTTTAGTCTTCGATATTATAACACTTACTCTTGAGGTAGTCTGGGTTTAGTCTCAGGAATTGATGCACATGTCCATGAGTATCAATGCTCATAGTTTTATGGGCATGAGTATGGACACCTTGTATCAATGCGAGAATTCCAACTATACTCAAGTTTATCATCGTCAAAGGATGGAAGATGTATTTCAATCTTCTTCAGCGAGGCGAGCAAAGTAAGACAATGCATCATCCTCATCTTCAGTAGCAGGAGATGCTGCTACAGCAACCTTTTCTTCCTTGCGACTAGCGAAGTCAGGAGTGAAACTACCACGACCATCGCTTTCATTTTCCAACTCCTCATCAAGGGTGCGAGTGACTTTTTGACGTGCTACCTGAGGTGTTTGAGTAACACCAAGCACTAGATTCAAACGCTCCTCCAACTCCTCATAGGACTTGAAGTTTTCCTTGGCAGTGAAAGCATCGAGAGAATGCTCGGACTTCCAAATTGCTTCTAGTTGGGAATCATCTGCAGCGAGTGCAGTTGGTGCTGCAAACTCTGACTTATCATAATTCCAATACCCTGCGACATTGGTAATCTTCAGTTTGAAGTTAGCACCTTCCCACATATCAAACGGATTGATAGGGGTCTCGTCCTCAAACTCAGGTTGCATTGCTGCCATAATCTTATCAAAGATTTTCTTACCAAACTTATACAGTTTGACTTGACCTTCGTTTTCAGGATTAGCACTGTCCTTAACAACATAGATGTTGGTATAGTAGGACAGCTTACGCTTCTGCTTACGAGCAGTTTCCTTGTCGGCATCACTGCCGCTATTCCAAAGACGGCGATTAACATTGCCCACTGGGTCCTTTCCACCATTAGTGGTCAGGGAATTTTCGATATACCATCCGCCAGGTCCTTGGAAGGCATGACTGTAAAGTTTTGCCCAAGGCACTTCCTCACCATCAGGCGCGGGAAGGAAACGGATGATTGCAAACCCGTTACCAGCGGTGTCAACACTGGGTTTCCAAAGACGCTCGTCGCCACTGGAATTGGAGTTTGTTTTCTCTAGCTCCTTCGTCAAAGTTGCGAAGGAATTTTGAGACTTGCGCTTAAGATCTGCAAAAGACATAGGATTCTCGGATTAAGTTGGATTTAATTTGTGTGACGCCTGTATCACTCATACATTATAACAGGGCAAAAGGTCGGCGTCAACCCCTTGCCTCTAACTCTGCCTCAAACTCGTCAAGTTTGGATAGCATCGCACCCATAAGTTTGCGGACATCTTCAGTACCCCACCACCCATAGAGGAGTCGAGCACCGTCTTCGATGTTTCTTGTCATATCCTTTGCCCTAGGGTCATCGGATAGTTTCATTCTAGTATAAAAGATTTGTTGTTTTTCAATCAGAGAACGAATAGTCCCAATATAATCAAGGGCCTGCTCTTTCGTGCCATATAGTGGCTTTTCCATAGTGAGTTGCATTGCTTTTGTTTGCAACTCTTCCATTTCTCGTGCCTCTCCACGCACGATATCTGAGTCGAAAAAATCTGTCATACCAGCATTAGTTTTGCTCTGGACGTTTTCTTGATGAAGTTGAGCTCTTGAGCATCATGCTTCAATTTTTCTTTGAGAGGTTTAGTGATGAGTTTTGATACCGTTTCAACCTCAATACTATTTAAATCACAATAATGTAGGATAGCATCAATATAATTCATTTCATTATAAGATGCAATCTTCTCTACATCTTGAGAGAATTTCGCAGCAGTCATAAATCTATCCTCTAGTATGTCTCCTTTATTCATAGGTTTTTTTGTAGTAGTCTCTATACCCGATGAGTTTTTGAAGGTATTCCTTCTTTGGTGTTTCTACAAACACCTGAGTGTCTCCGCTTTCGCAAGCGATGATAGTTACTATTTTATTTACTTTTAGATTGTATCTTTCCAGCAGCATACATGCGTATGCTGTTTCTTGAATCAGGTAATCTTCAATCCACTGGAGCTTCTTCTCTTTCGCTGATGTCTTAAAGTCGATGATAGATAATTCACCATCAAATTCAGCGATGCAATCTACGCGCCCCGCTATCTCCAAGTGGTCCGAATATAGTGCTACCTCTTGTGCGTAGATATTATTAATGCGACTTAATGTTGTTTTAGTATTTTTAAACATCATCAAGGGCAAATGTTTACCCTTGAATTTTTTCTCGTCGTACTCATTATTTAGCCAATCTTCACACATGAGGTGGAAGTCTGTCCCGCGAGATGCGGCACGAGTAGAGATACGATTTGCTTTTTCCTCACCTATTTTGCGCCGCCATCTGGCAATGCCTGCTTTCTTTTCAGGATTGCTACCAATGACTGTAGTGATAGAGGGATACTTACCACCAGACGGGGTGAGATAATACCTCTTCCCGTCAATCATTTCGGCATCCATCTCAGTTGTAGTCAATGGCACATGATGAAAAAGCATATCAAAGACCTAGATTTATTTTACTAATTAGATAACTACGGACAAGACCACTACGTACAATATCCTCAAGTTGAAACTCTACTGTCGCAAACTCTTCCATCGTTTCAATGATACGCATGAAGTCAATAATACCATTACGCTCATGTGTTTTCACAAGGTCGGACTGTCTAACATCGCCACAAAAAATAATCTTAGAGTCTTGACCGACGCGAGTAATGATACTATCCAATTCATGGAAGTTTAGATTCTGCATCTCATCAATCAGAATGATAGCATTATCAAATGTAGTGCCACGGATGAATGATGTAGACCAGAAAGAAATAGTTTCCTGTGACTTTAGATTGTAATAAAGTTGGTCAAACTCCTGGTCCGAAGACATCTCAAACATATATTTTACCATATTCTTATAAGGAATTTGGTAAAGTGATGACTTATCTTCATGGTCTCCAGGTAAGAAACCAATCTCGCGTGTAGATACTAATGACCTAACGATATATACTTTCTCGTAAGGTGTATGCTCACTGAGTACATCTTTTAGAGCAAGGTATAGAGCAATAAAAGTTTTACCTGTGCCTGCACAACCATACCCAAACATGTTTTTGTCTTTGGCATATTCTTCAAAGAATATACGTTGATTGTCAGTGAGTGGCTCGATGTCTGTGAGGATATCAGCGTTGAGAGGTTTCTTCCTCTTCATCTGCTTGGCACTCATGCCATTAGCAGATCCACCATTCTTCTTTCTAGATTTTACAGGCATAATTAGAGTCTATCAACATTAGATCCAGTAACATTTGCTGCGCGATTGACAATAGTTTTCCAATCACTATCAGTTTTATTTTGCCAGTTTCCTACTTCGGAAACAGCGTGGAGCAACGTTGGCATTTGTGTGACGTTTGGGTTGTCCGCAAGATATTTCTCACGGTCTGCCATATACATCCACTTCTCAAACTCTTCACCAGAGTTATTGTCTTTGAATTTGTAAGTCGGCATTGTTAATAAACCAAGTGGACATTTCAGATGGGGAGGTCCAGCGAGCAAAAGCAACCTTATCTCCGCAATAATAATTACGATATGACTGGACACAATCGCTGGGCACCTTGTATTTATCGGGCATTGCAACAGGACATCTGGGAATTGTTTACGATTCTCTCAACCGCACTCTCCACATCTCAACTACCTCATCAAACACACCACCTTGGCACGTTTCCATCCAATTCCTAGAATCTGGATGATAAAAACATACTTTAACTAATTCGTTTTTTGTATCTGCTTCTAAAATATCACAAGGAATCCATCCTCTATCAATAGAGGATCCTCTATCAATAGAGGAGAAAAATTCGTATGGAAAACGTGTTTTGTCATTTCTATGCACAGCAAGAGGTTTAGATACCGCAAGATTCTTTCCCGTTTCGTGCAATTCTTCTAAATGTTTCTGATTATTCTTCATTTGTCCACTCCAATGCTTCCGATACGGTAGGGAATTGCTCGATAAAGATATTTTTACAAGCGTTAGCGACATCCATGTGCTCTTTTTGTGTGCCATTGGCAGAGCGTAAGGAGATATAATGTATCCACGACCGAACTGAACCAGTCATGTAAATTTTGGTAGGAACTGCCAAAGGTAACACAAAACGAGCACATTCCTTTGCAATTCCTCTTGATAACATCTCACGATATAGATCCATACCTTCATCAAAGTGACGTTGAATTAAGATCTGAAGATGCTGTCGTTCAAAGGGATCAATATCATCAATACTATTTTGACGATTCTTTTTATCCTGACGACGGATATCAAACATAGGAATTTTATCTCCCAACAAACTACTATCAGCGTAGCGTTGTGAAAACTCTTGGAATGTGAAAGACCTATGCCTTAAAATCTGAGCTGCAATAGCCCTAGTAGTCGAAATCTCTAGGGTCATAAACGACTGCTCAAACACAGACCAGTGCTGATGGTTGACACAATACTTAAGTAAACCAGCAACGTTAGGATTCTCTTGGTTTGCAGGGTTACTCACACGGGCAACATATCCCATGAGTTTTTCAGCGTCAGGTGTGACGGTAACAAGATTTACATTCATCAGGATTCTAGTCTCTTCACTTCAGTAAGGTTGCTCTTCATATAACGCTTATACTTTTTGATTAATTTATTAATTTCTTTTTCTTTAACGGTAGCACCAATAGCAAATCCATTACTATCATCTGTCATTCCTTCTTGCCACTCTTTAGGATACTCAGGAAGACGAGAAACATCTTCTCTTGCTTGCTCAACCGCAGCAATAGTTTCTCCAGTAGGAGATTCTACTACTTCTATATCAGGAATAACTAAACCATCTTTGCCTATCTTCTCTTCAGGAATGTGGTTTACTTCTTGTGCGGAAACGTCTACAATTTCGTCGGACATAATTTCTCCAATGTTATGTTTATTCTATCAGGTTTGTTTAATAAAATCAAGCGAGACTAATGGTGATGCTAACCGTAATCTTATCACCACTTACTGATACTGTGTAAGGACCATTTTCAAACTTCTCAGCAGCAAGAAGATTGCCACTGGTTGCTCCTACTAGATAGTAACCATACACTGCTCCAGCAGCACCAGTAAACTGCCATGTTTGTGGTGTAGTTGTGGCAACTCCAGCAGCAACAGACCAGTCACTAGACTCAAGAGTCTTCACAACATATCCTTCACCACTAACCTCAGTAAACTGAGACGCTGTAGTAGATGTCTCTGGGTCTACATCATTAGAATATAACTTGAGAGTCTGGTCTTCAGACTCTAAGAATGCTGACAACATGGTATTAATACCAGTTGATGTGAGTTGAATTGCCACTTTATCCTCCTATTTCTTTTTCTTTTCGGTTGGCGGTTTGTTTCCCCAAAGTTTGGGACTGATTCTACCTTCAGTTTGTGTCATGTTTTTAAAATCACTACGATAATTGTCCCAATAGTGGTCAAAGATATCCACTTGCTTTGAAGCAATGACAATATCAAATTTAGTCAATCCATCCTGTAGATACTCTACAATATAAGTAGTGTAAGGAAGACCTCTGTCCTGCGCTAATGAAGCGTCACAGTCAGCGTGGAGTATCTTCAAGACCGTCCACCCCAAGCAATTTCGGGGAATGCTTCTTTGACTAGTGTAGCAGAAATACGAGTGTATTTCTTTTGGAGTGCTTTGTCCTTCACAATACATAACAACTCCGCCTCTTCCGAATGGAGTGTTTCTAGAAGACCAATGAAGATTTCTTCACGCTTCATGTTACTCACCGTGATACCACCCTTCACAAAATATGCAAACTTACGTTGGTTTTGGTCAAGGAAATCATGCTCAAGACCCTTAGGTGCATCATTAGGACGGTAGGGCACATCACCTTCTGGAATAGCAGACTTCACAGTCTCATCAAAATTCCAAATGAAAAGACTCCGTAAAGCTTGCGAGTTATTATCCTGAAGAATTTTTTTCTTCTCTGCTTTTGTCTTAGCGTTGTTAACTTTCTGCAGAATTTCTGTAAGTAAAAGTTTCATGTCAGTTTTTATTAAAGGATAATTTATTGCTATTGCGGAAAACAAATTCCTGCATAAGTGTATTCAGATTGTGCTCTTTGAAATATTCAAGAGGCACCTGCTTCACTTGATTATTTAGGGATAGGTATTCGTCAACAATTTTCTGGTCTAAGTCATGAGGAATCTGTGTGAGGTCAATAAGACACTTATTTCTCTCATAATTCTCCATCAACTCAGTTGTGTTACAGAAAACAGATGGGTCTAACTTTACCCATTTTTCTAAGTTTTTCTTACTTATAGGTTTCTGTCTTTTACCTGATACAAATGTGTCAGCATCTGATAAGAAGTTTGGAATACCATCAGACTTATCTCCTTTGAGTATATGCTCTAGGATATACATCTTTGGGTCTTGATGTTTAATTTCTTTTTTTAAGATAGGATTAAACTGCTTGACAAAAGGATATCTTTGTAGTTGGATGAAGTCTTTGTCTCCAGAGAGAATCAAAACTTTATCTAATTTTTCTCCTTCCTTATGCTTTCTAACGTTTAGTTTTGCCTGGTATGTTACCAATGTAGAGATTACATCATCTGCTTCGGCACCATAGACTTCGACAACTTTGTATGGGAAGTATGTCTTAATCTCATCACGAATCTTATTCAAGACTTCAAAGATAGCATTCCAATCTAAGTCAGATTCTTCACGGTCTTTCTTTCTATTCTGTTTGTAGTATGGAAAGGTGCTCTTACGCCAGTAGTGTTTGCTGTCATAAGCTAGAACCATCTCACCATACGTTTGTTTGTATTGCTTCTCGTAAGATAATAATCCAGTGAGGACCATATGTCTTACGAGGTCTTCATTCAGCACACTCATTTTGAGTTGCATCATCAGATTACTAATCATAATCTGATTCATATCAATAAGAATCATTTAATCCTCGTCGTCAGTTTCCTCATTGTCATTCATAAACGATACTCGTAGCAAATCATCGCGATACATTTGACCATTTTCGTCAAACATTTCTGGGTGCAGGACATGCTTGGCATATCCAGCGTTGTTATACCACGCATCAAAGAGATCTTTGAGATTCCATACTAGCACACCTCCTAAGATGAAGGCACCTACTGTAATGAAAAATGCGATAAACAAAAACGGTGCTGTTGCTTCCATTAGTCTACTCCGTTGATTCGTTTTTGTCAATCTCCAAAGTGAATTTGAATTGTCTTCGGAAGATTGATACTGTTTTACTAAAAATAAAATCCGACCTTGGTCTTCTTATTTTCTTCCCCCGAAGCATTAATTCCACTCCTTTATTTATTTCAAACTCCTGTCTTTGTTTTGTTTTTACTTCCAGGTTTTCTTCCAGGTCTTCGCTCTTTTTCATATCTCTCAGCATCCTCAATCATTTTGTAAAGGTAATCTCTATACTTAGTGGCACGGACTGTGC